ATCGGCAACCGTCAACTGACGCGGGCGAACCTCGCGGAGATTCGGAAGGCCATTGACGATCTTCTCGAAGCCGGTGCAGTTGTCGATGACGGCGATGCACAGCCACGGCGCATGAGCAAACGCGCCGTGTTCTTCGATTGATTCGAATCATGAGAAAGGAGGTGAGTTGATGAGAAGAAAAAGAAATCCACGCGGCAAGACGCGAACCGTCATCAAGGATACGGGATATTCCGATGGCGGTGCTTCCATGACGAGCAATATCCTCAAAGGGTGGCGTCCGCTCAAGGCATCGCCGAAAAGCGATATTGACGCGCATCTCTTCACGCTCCGCAATCGTGCGTCAGACGAGTCCATCAATACGCCAATCGGCGCGGCGGCGATCCGCACGAGCGCCATGCACACGGTAGGGGATGGCCTTCATGTGTTCCCGCGCTTGAAATTCAAGGCGCTTGGGCTCACGCCGGAGGAAGCGCGTGCTTGGTCTCGCAAGACGATGCAAGAGTTCGACCTTTGGGCAGATTCCAAGGACTGCGACCTCACGAGGCGCAACAACTTCTATGATATGCAGGACATCGCTTACACGGCCTACCTCACGGACGGCGATTCGTTCGCACTCTTCAAGCGAAGGATGCCGACGCCGCAGATGCCGTACAGCTTGCGCCTGCAAATCCTCGAAGGGAATCGCGTCTCGAATCCGATGGGCAAGGACTATTTCGGCGTTCTCGGTCCGTACGCCGTTGAAATGTCCGCGCCGAATCCGAACAATCGCATCATTTCCGGCGTGGAAATCGACCGAGACGGTGCTGTCGTGGCCTACTGGGTATCGAATCGCGTGCCGTGGGATCCCGTGGACGTGTCGAAAGCGCCGGAATGGGTGCGCGTCGAAGCGTTCGGACGTGAGACAGGAGCGCCGAACGTGCTCCAAATCTGCCACGATATGCGTCCCGAGCAGTATCGCGGCGTGCCGTACCTCGCGCCTGTCATCGAGACGCTGAAGCAGGTCACGCGTTATACGAAAGCCGAGCTCACGGCGGCCATCATCAAGTCGTTCTTCGCGCTCTTCTTCACGGAGAGCACGGCAGGGCGCAGCATCGAGGACGTGTTGCCGGGTGTCGGCGTTGCCGCCGAGGAAGCGAACGCGCCGAGCGTTGACCCTAGCGAATACAGTCTTGCGGCGGGCACGATGAACGCGCTTCCAAAAGGCGTTGACGTGAAGACGGTCGATGCCTCGAACAGCATGAGCACCTACGAGCTTTTCACGCGCAGCAATATCCAGCAGATTGCCGCGGCGCTTGGTCAGCCGTACGAAGTGCTCATGAAGTCGTTCAACAGCAGCTACTCGGCTAGCCGTGCCGCGCTCCTTCAAGCGTGGGATGAGTACAAGACACGCCGCAAGTGGTTCGCCCGCGACTTCTGCCAGCCCGTTTATGAAGCATGGCTCACGGAAGCCGTTGCGACAGGCCGCATCGACGCGCCTGGATTCTTCGACGATCCTGCGATTCGCGCGGCATGGTGCAATGCTGACTGGTTCGGTCCGTCCATGTCCATCCTTGACCCTGTGAAGGACGTGACGGGCTCGGCGCTCCGCGTCACCTACGGCCTTTCGACGCGCGAACGCGAGGCCGCCGAGATGACCGGCACCGACCTTGAAGAAAATCTGGAGCAGCTTGCCTACGAGCGCAAGAAGATTCAAGACCTCGGCCTTGAAATGGGGAATCCCGAAGTGCTTGCAGGGAAACTTGTTCAGCAAGAGAACGAGCCACAGCAGCAAGGTGACGGAGAGCCAACGGAAGGAGGTGAAACGACATGAAGAAATTCTGGAATTTCAAGAACGAAGCGGACGCCGAAGAAGCGGAGCTCTTGCTCTACGGTGACATTTCCGACGAATCTTGGTACGGCGATGAAGTCACGCCGAAGCAGTTCGCGGAAGACCTCGCATCTTGCAACGGCAAGAAGCTGAATATCCGCATCAACTCGCCTGGCGGCGATGTGTTTGCGGCGCAGGCCATCTACAACCAGCTCAAGCGTTATAGCGGCGATGTCGCTGTCACGATTGACGGTATGTGCGCAAGCGCGGCTACTATCATCGCGTGTGCGGGCGGTACGGTGACCATGCCGGCAAACGCAGTCTACATGATTCACAACCCTGTTTCCGCTTACATCGGCTACATCAGCGCCGACGATGCGGAAGCCATCGCGAAACAGCTTGATACCGTGAAAGATACCATCATCGCCGTCTATCACGACCGCGTGAATGGTACGCTTTCTGATAGCAAGCTGTCGAAACTCATGGACAACGAGACGTGGATGAGCGCAAGCGAGGCGCTTGCGAACGGTTTTGTTGATGAGATTGACGAAAAAGCGGCTATTGAAGACCGCTTGGACGGTAATATGCTCATCATGAATTCCGTCTCCATCCCGCTTGACAAATTCAGAAATACCGCTAAACTTCGCGGGATTTTGGCAAAAAATGTGCAAAAATCCGCAGAAAGTGAGGAAAAAACTGTGAAAGATGACGATCTTCTGACGAAAATCAAGGCCGTTCTTGGCATCGAAAGCGATGCGCCGAAAGACGCAGAGCCGAGCGCCGAGGATGCCGTCAAGGCCGAACGCGAGCGCGTGACGGCGCTCGACGCGCTCAAAAACGGCAGTCCTTACGTCGATTCCATCGTCGAAACGGCGAAAAAGAACGGTCAGACGGCGGACGAAATCAAGCCGTTCGTCGATTCCCTGCCGGAGCCGCCGAAGGATGACAGCAAGAAGGCGCTCGACGCGATCCGTGCTCTCATCCGTGACAATATGGAGTCCGGCGCGGACGAAGTGAAGCCCGCTCCTGCCGTGAATCCTCAGCAGGAACAGAAACAGGAAGAGAAAAACGACATTGACACCATCGTCAATCTCGTGAACGCAAAACGTTGAAGGGAGAGAAACACATCATGGCTTATGCAGAAACCATCAAAGGCGTCACGTACGACGAGCTTCTCGGCGGCCCCGAGGTTCACGTCCTGACGAAGAATGTCACGCTCGCGAAAGGCGCAGCACACAAGCGCGGCGAGCTTCTTACGATTGACAGCGCGGCTGGCACGTACAGCCTTACGGCCAAAGGCGCAGTCGCAAGCGTTGTCCTTGCGAAAGACGTTGACGCGACGAGCGCCGACACGGTGGCGCCGGCGTACATCAGCGGTCGCTTCAATCGCGAGAAACTGATTGTCGCTGACGGCGATACGGTCGATGCCCACGAGGAAGAGCTTCGCGGCAACGACATCTATCTCACGTCCATTAAGTAAGGGAGGTTTACAGAAATGGCTATCGATTTCAGCAACACCTACAATCTCATGCAGGCGATGGAGCGCTTCAAGAAGCCCGCTTCGTTCCTGCTCGACACGTTTTTCCCGGTCATGCCGACGCCGAGCGTGCAGAACTACATTGCGGTCGAATACCGCAAAGGCGGCCGCCGTCTTGCTCCGTTTGTCGTGAAGGGCGCACACGGCGTGAACATCGAGCGCGAGGGCTCGAAAATCGCCATCTACCAGCCGCCGACGATGGGCGCACGCCGCATCGTGAATCCCGAGGACATCGAGACGCGCGGCTTTGGCGAAAACATCTATTCGACGATGACGCCGGCGCAGCGCGCGGCGGCGCTTCAGGCGAAAGACCTCTCCGACCTTCAGGAGATGATCATCAACCGCAAGAACAAGATGGCGGCCGACATCCTCACGACGGGCAAGACGGTCATCAAGGGTTATGCCGACGATGGCAAGGCCGTCACGACGGACACCATCGCGTTCGACTGGACGCAGGAAGCGAAAGTCGCGACGAAGTGGTCTGACGCGAGCGCGGACATCTTCGGTGACATCAAAGCCGCGTCCGAGCAGATTCAGGAAAGCGCGGGCGAGGTCCCGACGGTCATGATCTGCGGCAAGAACGTCGCGTCCTACCTCCTGAAAAACGACGCCATCATGAAATGGCTCGCCATCCCGAGCGCGGCGAATCTCTCGCTCATGGGTCTCCAGCC